TAATGTATTTGACTACGATGTAATGGATTATAGAAAAGTCACTGCTGTAGTAGACTTCGAAGAAGGTTCTAACCAAGGTATTAACTCTTTATTTACTTTAGAGCAAACGTTAGCGCAGCAAACCTATTTTAGTTATTCGATGGGTAATTATGGTTTCGATCTTGTATCATGGTACACAATGAAAGAGTGGATGGATACGCGCGAGAAAGTCCTTGCAACTAGACGTGATCTAAAGTTTGATGCAAGAACGCAATACTTGCAAATGTATCCACAACCCGGTTCGAGTCAGTTTTACGGTGTTATTTCATGTTACCTCGAGAGACCGTTACGTGATCTTGTTAAGGAGCAATGGGTATATGAGTACGCACTCGCGTTAACAATGATTGTTATTGGTAGAGTAAGAGGTAAGTTTGGTGGTGTAGCTATATTAGGAGGCGGTACACTAAATGCAAGCTTACTGGAAGAGGGTACTGCTAAGAAAAAAGAACTAGAAGATATGCTTACTACCGGTGCATCAGCAGGTTTCGGGGATTCAGATCCATGTATGTTTTTTTGTAATTGATATTATATTATTAGTAGATAAGAACTAAGTGGATTACTGTCACCGTAGCATAAATATATGTATGGGTAAAAAGTATTTTCTTTTATTAAAACAACATACTGTGACAGGGTTAAAATATCTATGTTTTCACCACGGCACAAGGGATAATTGCTTTAAATATAAGGGATCAGGTACGTATTGGACTAGTCATTTATCAAAGCATGGGAATAGTATTAATACTATTATTCTTGAGATCAAGGATACAAGAGAAGAGCTGGTTGAGTATGGATTAAAATATTCGAAGCTGTGGGATGTAGTTAAATCAACGGAATTTGCAAATCTTATTGATGAAGATTGTAATTCTACAAGCGCACCTCTACAGCGTGAAGATGTTCGTCTAAGACGAAATAAAGCGTTTAGTGATAGAGTTAGATTGCATGGCCAGACTGATAAAGAGAAAGCAAGAAATAAAAAAACATCAGTAATATTACAATCTACCGAGATACGAGAAAGAGCAGCTAATACGCTTAGAACAAGACTAAATACAGGTCACCGAACAGAAAAAGAACAACAAAAAGGAATAAATCAAAGTAATCGTATTAAAGAGTGTGGATTTACGGAAGCAGAGCTTAAAGCTCAAAAAGAAACAAGTTTACGTCAAGTTAGTAAAACAATGAAAGAGCGGCTTAACAATCCTGACTATATTGACTCACGTAAAGGCAAATCAGCAAAGGAAATATTTGGTGATACGTATAAAGGACCGTGGAATAAGGGTAAGACAGTAAATGAATTAAAGGGACAAGACTATATAGATCCGAGATGTAAACCGTTTACAATTACATCACATTTAGGTACATACAAATATAAAAATGAACGAGAATTTTTAACAGAGACAAAATTCTCACAACCAACACTAACAAAATTAAAACGTAACGGTAAATATGTAGTGAAGCGTCAATCTAATACTCTGCATAATTTTAAGCATGGCGAAACAATTTTTTATAGCGAATTAAGATGAGTTCTAAAAAATATAGACAAGGTGTATTTACACCTATTAATAAAGCCAAATTTATAGGTACAACCGCGTTTTATAGATCTGGACTAGAACTTAAATTTATGCGCTTTTGTGATAATAATCCAAATGTAATAAAATGGGGATCTGAAAACGTTATTGTACCGTATATAAGTCCGATAGACGGTAGAGCTCATAGATATTTTGTAGATAACTTTGTATCGATAAAGGAAGGTAATAATGTAAAACATTATTTAATTGAGATTAAACCTTCTAAACAAACACAAGCTCCAAAGACGAACTATAAAAATAAGGCTCATCTAATATATGAGCAGTCAGCGTGGATGGTAAATCAAGCAAAATGGATTGCAGCTAAAGAGTTCTGTAGGAGAAAAGGTTTAGATTTCCTAATCCTTACTGAAAAGCACCTTATTTGATAGATTATATTAGTACTAGCATAAATATACATATGGCATTAAAGCTTAATCTATTAGTAGAAAAACCGGCCCTTAACGATCAATTTGAATATGTTGTTGAGGAAAGCAATAGAAATGCACCATCAACTCTTTTTATTAAGGGTCCTTATATGATGGCAGAAGGTGTTAATAAAAATAAGCGGCTATACCCTATTGATGAGTTACGCCAGGAAGTACACCGGTATAACGAAGAGATGATTAAACCAGGTAGAGCTATGGGTGAGCTTAATCATCCAACGACTGCTGATGTTGATCTAGAACGTGCCTGTCATATGGTAACAGAAATGTATGAAGATAATAATGTATTCTTCGGTAAATCAAAAGTACTTTCTACACCTTGCGGTCTTATTGTTAAGTCACTTATTAATGATGGGGTAAAGGTTGGTATGTCATCTAGAGCTTTAGGCACACTTGAAGAAGGATCTACCCATAATACAGTTAGAAATCTTAAACTTGTTGCTGTTGACTGTGTAGCAGACCCATCGTACCCAAAAGCGTTCGTTAATGGTATACTTGAATCAAAACAGTGGGTTGTTGCTGTAAATGGTAAGTATGAAGAAGTATACGAAGGGTTTGAAAAATCAATTTCTAAACTCCCGCGTAAGGATATGGAGTTTTTTCTAAGAGAACAAATCTTAAAATTCATACAATCTATATAAATAATAATATGGCAAAGAAAACAGCTAAAAAAGATTACGATAAAGACGGTAAGCTAGAATCGCCTAGTAAAGAATATGAGGGTGTAAAATCTAAGGCTATTAAAAAAGCTACAGGTAAAAAGACACCTAAAACAAAAGGTAAAGGTAATCCCTTCGCTAAAAAGGAAGATGAAGAAATGGTTTCTGAGTCTTCTGGTATTGCTAAATTTATCAACGCTATTTCTTCTAAAAACTACGCACAAGCCAATAAATATTTAAAAGGTATAGTGGACAGCAAAATCGAAAACAGAATTAGTGCATCCCTTAACGAACCTCTCTTCTAATATGAAAGTCAAGAACATACTACCCGACGAAGCAACGCAGATTCTCTCTGAAGAATCTTTACAAGTTATTGAGAGTGCTTTCAGTAAGAAACTTCAATTAACTGTTGAAGCTGCTCTTACCGAACAGGACGATCTTTACTCGAAGAAACTCGAACAACTTATCACTGCTATTGACAAAGACCATACAACTAAATTAAAAAGAGTTGTTGAAGCTGTTGATAAAAGCAACGCAGGTAAGCTTGTTAAAGTTGTTAAAAAATATGAGCGTGAGCTTACAACAGAAGCTAAGCAATTTAAAGCTACCCTTACAGAAGCGATTTCTAATTACTTAGAAGAATTTCTTGATGAAGCTATTCCAACTCAAGCAATTGCTGAGGCTACTAAGAATAGAACAGCAAGAGAAGTTCTCGGTAATCTTCGTAAGGTATTAGCTATTGATTCAGCTCTTATGAGTGAGTCAGTACAAGATGCTGTTATTGATGGTAAGAAACAAATTGATACACTCACCACACAAGTATCTGAACTTTCAAAAGAAAACGCTCTTATTAGAGAGAGTTATTTTAAGACAAAAGCTTCCCTTCTTATCGAAACAAAGACATCAGGTCTTTCAGATAAAAAGAAAGAATATATAAAGAGAGTTCTTAGCGATAAATCACCTAAGTTTATCGAAGAGAATTTTGACTACACACTTAGATTGTTCGATAAGAAAGAAAAGGAAAATATCGACATTATAAGAGAAGAAGCTTTTAAAACAAGAAGCGTTAAAGCTGATGCACCTGTTTTAAAAGAATCTACAGAAAACAAACAAATTTCAGGAAATCCTTACTTATCTGAGCTCCAAAAGTATAAATAATAAGGTAAAGAGTTTTTAACCCTGAACAATGAGGCCCATACTAGTGGCCTGAGTTAATCGAAAGGAAAAATATATAATTATGAGAAACATACGTCCAACACAATCATTTGTCGACAAGACAAGAGCAGACCAACTTCTTGAGAAGTGGGCCCCTATTCTTGACTTTAAGTCAGATTCCGTAAGAGAAATTCGTGATGAAAATACCCGTTTGAACACAGCTATGCTACTTGAGAACCAAGAAGCATGGTGCATCCAAGAAGCTAACACCAATGGTGGTGGTGTTTTTGGTGCTACAAGCCAAGGTAACTACAATCCAGGAACAGGTGCAATCAACTCAGCCGACACATATGCGTCGGGTGATGCACGTCTTCCAAAGATCCTCATCCCGATGATCCGTCGTACATTCCCAGAACTTATCTCGAACGAGATTGTTGGTGTTCAACCAATGTCTGGTCCAGTAGGTCTTGCCTTTGCACTTCGTTATACCTATCAATCACAGAACCTTGGTTCCGGTATTGATGGTAGCAGCATTGCAACAGGTACCGGTGGTGATGGTCAACGTGCTGGTTATGCCGGTACAGTTGCTAACAGAGAATTAGGTTATCAATATCTTGATACCCGTTTCACTGGTGCATCGTCACAAAGACTTAGTGGTAGCACAGCTGCTGGCTGGACTTTTGCTGATCAAGATCAGGGCGTTGCCCAAATCTTATCAGCATTTGAAATCACTGGTAACATCCCACAAATCGAAGTCAAGTTTGAAAAGACAGCTGTTGAAGCTGGTACTCGTAGACTTGGCGCTCGTTGGTCCGTTGAACTTGAGCAAGACCTTAAGAATATGAATGGTATCGATATCGATGCTGAAATCACAAACGCTATGTCGTATGAGATCCAAGCTGAAATCGACCGTGAAATGATCATGAGAATGATCCAATCCGCCCTTAACGGTGGTTCATATTCGTTCTGGTCCCCTGCTTCTGCAGACGGCCGCTGGCTCGTTGAGAGAAATAGAGACTTCTATCAAAAGCTTATCATTGAAGCAAACAGAGTTGCTGTCCGTAATAGACGCGGCGCTGCTAACTTCATTGTTGCAACACCACGTGTTTGCGCCATTCTTGAAATGCTCCCTGAATTTCAGTGGGTACCTGTTCAAGGTGACGTATCAACACAACCAGTTGGTATTGCCAAGGTAGGTTCAGTTGGTGGAAGATTCGCAGTCTACCGTGATACACGTACTGAAGTACAGAACACATCACAATATCAAGGATCCGGCTACACCACAGGTGGCGCTAACTCCGGTGGTATTGAGTATGCCCTTCTTGGGTATAAGGGTTCTGAATTCTATGATACAGGTATCATCTACTGCCCATACATTCCTATCATGGTACAAAGAACAATCGGACCGAATGACTTCGCTCCACGTGTCGGCTTGCTTACACGTTATGGTGTCGTTGATAATATCTTCGGTGCTAATCTTTATTACCACGTTGTAATTGTTCAGGGTCTTGGTATTGCGTTTAGTCCAGCAAACCAGAGTGTATATTTTTGATATACAACGAGTTAGCTGATCTCTAAAGGGAATCACAACAAACTAAGAACCGCAGGTGCCGAAGCGCCTGCGGTTCACTTTTGGACTAAACTAATTATTATTTTTATTAGGTTGATAATATATTCGGTTTGATTAAATAATATTATAGTGAGTGAGTTTAGACGTAATAAGAAGTATACTGATACTGAGAAGCAAGAAATTATTGCTTATGCGCAAAAGCATGGTATACAGACTGTGAAAGAAAAATTTAATGTTTGGCCTGAGAATGTACGGTATTGGCTCGCGTCAAAAAAGGTAAAGCAGGAGATATCAGAAAAAGGTAAAGAGAGACATCAAAAAACAAAGCTCGATAAAGAGGTACAGAAGAGAAATAAAGAGTATAGAGAATACCGTAAGTTGCAGGGTATAACACCAAAGAAGTGGAAGGAATGGTATGAAGGACTGACTGCAGAGGCGCGAGTAAAGCTTAATGAGAATGTCAAACAACACAGACACGATAACAGGGCGCATTATTTAATAAAGTCAAAGAGTCGGTATTTAGAGGATAAAACAAAAGGTGTATTTCGAAGAAAGTATAATGAGGATCCTCTATATAAGTTAAGATGTAATATACGTGAGCATGTACGACAAGCTGTAAAATATTCTGATGTATCTCGCTCACACCCATCAATAAAGTATCTTGGTTGTTCGATAGAAGAGTTTAGAGTGCATATAGAAAGTCAATTCGTTGAAGGTATGTCCTGGGATAATCATGGTAGAGGTGATCATTGCTGGCATCTAGATCACATTAAACCACTCGCAATGCTTAAGGAAGTTTCTAATATGGATCTACTTAAAGAGATTTGTCACCACTCAAATTATCAACCTCTATGGGAGAGAGATAATTTATCTAAGCAAGCAAAATATGAAGTGTAAAGATCTCAGAGATGCTGTAGTTGAATATGCAAGTAAAAATACTGTAACGGAGTGTGCAGAGTTATTTGAAGGTATTGTATCATTAAATACTGTTTATAAGTGGTTGCGAGATAGTAAAAATCTCACTTACGCTTACACACACGATCACTGCAGACATGAGCTAGAGTTATATAAGTTACGTGAGGCAAAATACACGTGTAGTATAGGAATGAATCGTCTAGTTCATACGTTTCAACCACACTTTTTCGATGTAGAAAGAGAATTGTGGCAGGATAAGATCATACAACAGAAGCTGAAAGAGAATAGAAGAAAATATCTAAATAAAGACACACTAACAGACCGTGAGATTTTAAGAGGCTTTAAGATATCAGGTATACACACCGGTTATTCACACTTCTCTCCTCTATGGCTAAAGAAGTATGCTCATGAAGAAGATGTATCGTGTATATATGACCCGTGTGGTGGTTGGGGGCACAGACTAATAGGTGCGTATCTTTCTGATATTGATTATATCTATAATGATATGTGGGATAAGACGTTCATGGGTAGCAATACTATTGCTAAGTTTATTAATTATAAGTGTACTCTATATAATAATGATTGTACAAAATTTATACCTCAAGAAACCTATGATTGTGTATTTACGTGTCCGCCGTATTATAATGTAGAGAGATATAACGGTAAACTGTTTAAGGATATTGAGGATTATAATAGGTTTATAAACGCAATGCTGGTAAATAGTATTAAACCATCCGTTACAAGAGTTGGTATAGTTATTAACGATACATACGAGCAAGCTGTAAGTGATAACATGGATAGCAGTTTTAAATTAGCAAGCAGAGTTGTTTTAGGTACATCAGCTGCCGTGTCACATTTTAATAAGTCAACCTCATCCAAAAAAGAAGTACTATTAAAGTATCAACGATAAAAATACATTTTATAGAAAGTCGTGCAGATAGTCGCTGATTTATTAAAAATACAACCTAAAGGAATAAATATTAATATGGCAGTCATCGGCTTTAACAATCAGGCATTATCAGCATTTGGAGATAGCCCAGCTAACTTAAGCTGGTCTTTATCGAGTTCTGGTACATTTAAAACAGTAGAACTATTAACAGTAGGTACAGCAGGAACAACACCTGCACTTAGCTCAAAACGAGTAAGAGGTATCGCGTTTAACACTCTACTCTCTTCTGCTGTATCACCCGCATCAGGTACAGGTTCATTCGCAACATTATCTGCATTCTCTGGTACTACATTCAGAGTAGATCGTGCTTATAACGGTGGGACAATGGCTCTATTGTTTACTGACGAGTCTTCATCACTCTTTACCGTACTTACCGGGACAACACAACAATCACTTACAGCAAATGGATTTGATACTTCATTCCCCGAAATCAAAAGACTCTGGCTCTTAGGTTATCGTTAATTTTTAATTCGTATAAATATAAAAAAAGACCTAGTAGAAATACTAGGTCTTTTTAGTTTTAGATTAGCTCGGTCTAAACTATCAATCCGACTCTATCCTTCAACTGATTATTCATATGTTTATAATTCTTTAGCCAGCCTAAACAAATCATCAATTTCTTTAGAAGTTTTTCCTAATGCTGACCCCATTTGGATGACTAAAGGATGTTGTCTATCAATTGTTGTGGCATAATTCCATTCAATTGATGCCGCCTTATTGGATGATAACATTGCTGTAATAGTGTCGGGGTCAATTCCAGACTGTAAAAGCCCTAATCTGAGTTGTCTTTGTGTTACAAAATTTTTAGAGTCATTTACGAAGAAATCATTTGCCAATATTTCGCTATTAAACCAATACCATCCATCTACTGGATACTCGTATGTGTCTTTCTCAGATGAAATTAATACATATCCATTACCCTCAATATAATTAGGAGCATATTGTATTTCGTTGTTTTGTTTTTTATAAAATCCTTGTGTCATAAAATTATCCCGTTACTGTCCAACCCTTTAATAAAGCTGTTCCTGTTTTTAATTGTCGAAAGGCTAAGGTACTTGAGGAAGTTCCTGCCATTGGTCTAGTCATAGTAACACTTGTGTTTGTGATGATTGATGCTACTTCTGTTCTGTATCTTAACTTTGCAGTCCCATTACCTGTTAATGGTAATACCGACCCACTAGGCGTTGCTGCCAACTGAAAACTATCTGCCAATATAGTTCCAGCAACATAATAAATTATGCTGTCCGTAATTCCAGTTGTTCCTAATATTAATGTAAATGCAACTTCGTCTCCGTCGCTTAATCCATGATTGGTTAAATAAACACGATCATCTGTACCATTTAAAGTTACTGATGTTATGGTAGTTAAAGGTGAATTAGTACCTGTGGCTTGCATACCAACCTCAATACCAGTTGTGCTAGCCATTGTTACAGTGGTGCTTTGTGCTGTGCTGGTTCCTGTTAATGATACTGGAGTTGGTGCTCCCCAGTTAGATGTTATTGTTATTGTTGGTGATGTTCCTGTATCAAGATTATCAAATATGGATTCTAGTTCTTCTTTGTTTAATTTACAACCAGAATAAGATATAGAAGCTGAAATATTACTGAATGATGCTCTTGTGAGAGACACACACCCTGAAAATATACTTGTAATAGTTGAACCAAAATTAGTCACTAATACTGTATTAAAAGCTGGAACCGTTATCAAAGATACGCAACTTAAGAACATGCCAGACATGCTGGTAACAGACGCTGTATTAAAAAGCGGGACTGATACCAAAGAGGAGCAATTTGTGAACATGGTGAGCATAGTATTCACTAATGCTGTATTAAAAAGAGGAACCGTTACCAAAGAGGAACAACCATTGAACATGCTGCTCATATTGGTAACAGACGCTGTATTAAAAAGCGGGACTGTTGTTAAAGAGGCACAACCGTTGAACATGGTAATCATAGTATTCACTAATGCTGTATTAAAAAGAGGAACCGTTACCAAAGAGCGACAACTATTGAACATGCTGCTCATGATAGTAACAGCTGCTGTATTAAAAAGCGGGACTGTTGTTAAAGAGGAGCAGCCATTGAACATAGCGTTCATAGTAGTAACAGCCGCTGTATTAAAAAAGGGAACCGCTACCAAAGAGGCACAACCACTGAACAAGGAGCTCATATTGGTGACAGACGCTGTATTAAAAAGCGGAACTGATGTCAAAGAGGAGCAACTTAGGAACATACCGTTCATGATCACAAGAGACGCTGTATTAAAAAGTGGAACTGATGTCAAAGTGCCGCAATTTTGGAACATGATAGTCATGGTATAAATAGACGCTGTATTAAAAAGTGGAACTGATGTCAAAGAGGAGCAACTACCGAACATGGCACCCATATCGCCGACAGATCTCGTATTAAAAAGCGGAACTGATGTTAAAGAGGAACAAGTAAGGAACATGTTAGCTATGGTAGTAACAGCCGCTGTATTAAAAAGTGGAACTGATGTCAAAGAGAAACAAGAGCTGAACATGCTAATCATGGTAGTAACAGCCGCTGTATTAAAAAGTGGAACTGTCACCAAAGAGGAACAACCACTGAACATGTTAGCCATGGTAGTAACAGACGCTGTATTAAAAAGTGGAACTGTCACCAAAGAGGGACAATTACCGAACATGCTCGCCGTGCTAGTAATATTTCCGATTATGCCGAATGATACGTTTGACAACTTTCCTAAATTGTTAAACAAACTTTGGTAAGTAGTCGCTCCTCCCATATTGATTCCAGAAAAATTGATCAATTCTTTACAAAAAACATTTGCAGCGGTGGCACTACCTATTGGCATACTTGTTAAATTTGGACAAGAAAGTATTATTTCTAAAATCGGAGAGCTATTTGGGAATGTAGATCCAGTCTGTGCATACTTTTGATTGAAATCCACTGATGTTAAATTTTGTCCACTTTGTGGAGTAATTACAACAACAGCCATTTTATATCCACCACTTGTAACGGTAGCATTTAAATCTGGATCAGCATAATCATATTCGTGTTGTGCCTTGATCCCAGTAGCAACATTTTCGGTATTACCATCTCCCCAATCAACAGTATATGCTCCAGCTATTGTAAAAGCTAACAAATTAGAACCCTGTGGAAAAATCGGCATTAATAATGCTATTTTTTGCTCAGAACTTGTAATGGTTGGCATGGTCAACCAATCCGTAGGACGAATCCATCCTCCACTAGTTATTGGTTTTTTTATTAAATTTCTATCGTATCTATTCTTTTTAAAGAAAGAAGACTTACGAGAGATCAATGGACCTACTTTATTACCATATCTAGCGCTCATATATTAACTAATTCTATTCACATAACCAAATACATTAACTCCACTTAATGTTGGTGAATTTCCATATATTGAAAATCCAGTCGCACCATTACCTTTGGCGATAAGCCCTGGGCATACTAAAACACTGCCAGCATAAGCTTCTATAACTCCTTCAAATAAAATATCTGTGGTAAAGTTTGTGCCGCCATATAATAGGTTAAACGTAACATCAGATGTCGTTGGGTTTGTTGCATACATCCAAACCTCATCTATAATACCTGAACTTATCGGTGTAGTATGTATAGTGTTTGTATTAATGCCTGACGCGGAAATAGTAATTGATTTACCATTTATACTTTCTGATAGGAATTCTTTTGTGTAATTTGACATATTGTTTATTTTATTAGATGAACATTGAAGTTTTGATTATTGAACTAGAGTCGTTAGTAGATGACTCTAAAATATTAACACCATTTATAAAGTAATTACCCGTAACATTTAAATCGCCGTTCATGGTTCCACCCGTGGCAAACAGTTGAGCTACAGAGCCTCCACCAGACGATAACTCTATAATCCTTCGTACGTTAGCGAGCTCTTGGGTGAACCTATTTGAAATAGATTTCTCTAAGTCCGTCTTAATTTTCTTTACATCAACGTCTCCCTTAAGCTCAGAGGTCTTTTCAACTACTATAGAAGGTACATTATTCTTAATGACGCTGACTTCTTTAAGTATCGACTGTTTACTTTCTTCTATAAGCTCTATTATTCGAGCTTTATCTTTTGATGTAAAATCTACTACACTAGTCTCAATTAAGGTAATGCGTTCATCGTAATAGTCACGAATCTTACCTTCAGCCAAAGTAATCTTATCTGTTAATTCGGAAGATATATTAGTTATCGATTCCTCTAACTGAGTTTTAATATTACCGATACGGCTTAAAGCTTTATTTGAACTTTTAATAATAGAATCATTGAGTTCAATATTAGACTGCTCTAATGTTATGATGTGTGATTCGTAGCTATCTAAAGCTGATTTTATCTTCTCATCTAGCTGAACTTCATAATCACCGAGGACCTTTACAAGGGTTTTAGATACTGTCTCAAACTTAATATCTAAAGCCTTATTGCTCTCACTGTTATTAGTAGCAATTTTTTTAAGTAACTTATCAGTTAATATGTTCTTAGCTAAGGACGAAATATTATTCTCAAATAATTTAACCGTCTTTTCATTTTGTAGAGTAACTTCTTTATCTAACTCGAGCGAGAGCCTTCCTGCTAACTGACTAACAGTATCTGTAATATACTCATACGCTTTTGCATTCTCTTGTTGTGTATATGTAAATAATTCATCTCGTGTATTTTCTGATATACTTAAAAATTCTTCTAAGAGAATTTTCTTAAAACTTTCAGTAGACTCAACAAAAACTTCTCGTTTTCTATTATCACGTTCTTCTAGTCGACTTAAATTTCTTTGCTGAATAGCATCTGCAAATTTAGTTGCAGCTTGTCTAGCTTGTTTTATTTCCTCTAAAATAGATTCCTTTTTTTCAAAGATAATACTCTCGAGCTCTTCTTCTCTATCTTTAGCTTCAGCTACAGAAAATAAACTTGCCGAAGTACTCTCACCTATTTGCCGATTTGAAGCATTATACAATACTTCAAAATCGCCTCGTTGTATTACAAACGGAGCTTCCAATTCCTTACCTTCAATTACTATAGGAATATTTACTACAGGGTTTCCTTTATATTCAGAAACCTTTTCTGCTATGTATTTACTTCCGTTTATCTCTAACTCATAAACATCAAAAAAGACTTCATTGAAATCTTTAATAGTTAAGATGTTCTGGTTAGAGCTAGTAAAGGTTGGTGTTACCTTTTCGCTAAACAGTCTCATTTAATATATTTAGTCAAACTCTATTTAATGCAATTACCTTTGTGGTAAGACACTAAAGTATTGTGTTCTAAAGTATATATCACCGGTAGATGCTGCACTAGCTGATACAACCGATGTATTTGTAATACCTCTAAATGTATACGTATCATTATTACTTAATAGCATTGAGTTAAGTGCATTATTGTACCCATTATCAAATATGGTAACATTAACACCTGTTTTATTTGTAATAATAACCTCTGAACAAGGGTAAGATGAAAGCTGCACTAATGCTGTACCGATAGACTGTTTAAACGATCTACAGTCGTTCTGATTATAAAATGTTGAACCGTTATTAGTTGTTGGAACTGCCGCCATAACAGTATTTATTCATCAGACAAAAAAACCCTACCTTTTAGGGTAGGGTTTTAATATATGATATATTAAGAATTACTGCTTTGGAGTCTTAATATGAGGTACAGAGCTATCGCTTAGAGTGTAATGTAGTAAACTCTTATGTGAAGCTCGTTCAGGATTAATATCCAAACCACCGCGGCGAGCATATAAGCAACGTACCACTAACGCTTCAGGTTGCACAATATCATGTAAGCGCTTGTAGATGGTCTCACAAATTTCCTCATGGAAGTGACACTCATCTCTAAATGATACAATATACTTAAGAAGAGAGATAGGATCAACAGTCTTAGATCCAGACATATGAATATACACATCACCCCAGTCGGGTTGTGAGGTTACTCTGCAGTTAGATTTAAGAAGAGCACTATGGTAGTAAACATCACGAACTTCGGAATCTAGCACTTCAAGCAGCTCAGGTGTTTCATTATAAACACTAAACTCTACATTATCAATAGGATACTCTTCTTCAAGAGTAATATATGAACGTTGACGTAGAAGCTTCTGATCGTGACTCCATTCAGTATATGCAGACGTATTTTCACTTAATACATATTCGTTACTTGCAACAGTAACACGAACACTACACTCAAGTAGCTCAGATAAGTCTTTTGTAACACAAGCACTAATTTCATTGAGAACTTCTTGCGCAGTATCACCAAGCTTCGTCATATTAAACGAATTAAAATACAACTTATGCGATTTTGACTCAACAATATACTTACTAGCACACGGATATACAATTTTTGCAATACCTACAACAGGTAAGCCAAAATTAGTTAATCCAGATACCTCGTAGGCATTCCAAGTATCATAACCTACAAACGGAAGATCTTCATCTTCAAGACCGAGATGAGTTCTATTTGATTGACGAGGTTCGCGAACTAGCAAAGAAGGATCATAAGAGCTTTTATACTCTGATGATTGACCGAGATGCTTACTAATTCTGGAATTATCTAATTCTGTTTTTTTCTTTTTTGCTGCCATAAATTATTATAGTTTATTTTTATAAGGATGCAAGTCTCTATTGAACATTGTGTTTAATCCCATTAATTCAAACTGAAGCATCATAAATGTCATTCGTTCTTTAACCGATCCTGTAACACGAAGAAGTTTGGTAGGAGGAATACTTGCCATATAACTTTCAAACAGTTCAATTATTTGATTTCTAAATTCAACATTGACACTTCGTTCACCATCATTATCTACCGGTACATCTTCAGGCTGGGTATATACAATAAGATCATACTTGTTGATAGTATTGTCAAATGTCCAACGAGCATGATTGTAAGCACCCATAGAGACATTTCCATGATCACACAACCAGTGAGTATACACTAACCCATCTAACGAACACCTATCAAGAATAGTAGGATTATCTCGCTTAGTATATGCATTTCGTAAATGCTCACCCGTAATCATCATTTGTGTTATATCATTACCACCCTCGTTAATTGGTAGATCATACTCCCTCTTCACAAGTCGTGTAATCTCAGGAATATAATTCCACTCAGGAATCATATCTTGACACAACTTGAGTAGAGTGCTCTTACCTGTACTCTGCGCTCCAGAAAAAGAAATTAACATACAATATTATAACGTTTATTGTTAAAGAAATCAACCCAAGAATTAAGAGAGGTTTGTTTTAAAACCTTATACGTCTCATCTAACGACGTACAATGTACATTAGATACTTTATCATAACAAATAATACGACCGCAATCAACATACTCCGTAACTTCATGGATAACACTACCAACATACAAATATTCTCCAATTCTATCATAAGCTCTTACTTGAGGATCTTTTCCTTTTAACTCTGAATAATAATTAATAAGTCCGGGGTGACCATTATAAATTTTAAACTCCTTACAAATTTCTTTTGGAATAATATTAAGCCAGCCGTGTAGAGTTATAACATCATAACCTTCAAAGAGTTGACGGTAATAAGCTAACTTTTGCTCATATGTATTACCCTTAACACACCAAAATGTACTTTCTGTAATCCGTTTATCGTGTCTAGTTATATCAGAGTTATCAGTTAAAATTTTACTCGGCTTAATGCCTAGTTTATCTGAGATATTAGCAATCTCAGAACCTGTTTGTGAAAAGAGTACCAACCAGGAGATATCTTTCATGCGTTACAAATATTTTTAAATTCCTCTACGTTATAAATTACATCGCTCATCTGATCTGCAGTTAATTCTGCATCAATAAGATCAGCAAGAAGTACCTTAGGTTTATTATATAGTCCGATCTCTCTAAGATATCGCTGACCAACGATTCCTGCTACAACAGGGTTGGAAGTATCTACACTACGAATACTCTTAATATTTGCGTAATGACTAAACTCTTTCGATAGTGAACAACCTAAAAGATGGTGAGGCTTTGTATGCTCCCAAATACCATCTGCAATTAACATATTAATAAGCTTCTGACGACCATCACACATTCGCTCTAGTTTTGCTCGTTCAGGATCATCACTTGTAGCTCTACCAATGACTTGGTAAAAAGAATAATCAAACGAAATTGCAATATAGTCCGCATAACCTGCCATAAACTCGTAACATGCAATAATCTCATCATATGTCTTACCTTGAACAACACCTACTTTAAGACCTGGAAGATCCTCATACTCAGTTATAAAGCTCCAAAAAGATTCCATAGTAGCTTTACTCT